GTGCATTTGAGGCTGTCAAACACCAGACAAGGATGACCACAAAAAGCCAGATTCTGCCTTAATCCATGCAAGTGCGCATAATGTATATTATGTTAAATACAGCGGAAATGTACAAACACAGGCAGGACAAGGCACTTTACGCCCTTGTTGCAAGACTCTAACTTCTAGTCTACTTCTCAGGCCTGATTATTTCAACTACAAACAGCAGATTAAGACGATTGCGTCCGCCCTGCCCGCGCCGTGCGCGCGTTTCTGTGATTCCGGGCATAAAAAAACCCGGCGCGGTGGCCGGGTCTGGTGCAGTGCTTTCATTTATTCAGGCAGATAATTTGCCTCAAACGCCTGTAACAGCGTCCACGGCATCGACTCCGGGAACGTGGATTCATCAAAACCCGTTTCACGCGCGGCAGATAAAACGGCGTCGCCGTATGCCTCTGCGGCCATTTCTGGCAGTTTGCTTTTCAGTGACGGATTTTTTTCAAGATGCCTTGCGATTTTACGTCTCTGCTCTTTAATGGTGAGCGTCCAGCTTGTGCCACGGTGGCTGGGCTGGAATTTCCACTTCAGCAAATGCATAAACAGAATTTCAAGACGTGATTCAAGTTCCCTGCGTTCGCTGCCGCCCATAAATTCGATTTCCTCCATTAAATGCATCACGTCTAAATCAGATAAACGTCCATCTTTAAGAAGTGCCGCCTGTTGCTGCGTCCACCCGTAAAAGTCTGTTTCATAGAGATTACTGCGCATCGTTCATACCTCCTGTTGACACGTTAGCTATCTGCCGTTTCGTGGCATTAACCACTGACATAAACGCTTTTATGCCTGGATCTACATCAGGCGTAAGCATGCGCATGATGGACTTTGGATGTCTGCCTACCTCATTTGAAATGGCAGGAAATCCACAGGTTAAATTGATAATCATGCGTAGCGTTATCTTTGCCACATCAACATCACCTTCACGTATCAGCCTGTAAACCTCGTCTATTGCCGCCATTCTGGCTTCGGGGTTTTCCTTCAGATACCGGATTGTTGATTCATCGGTTTCAATGCTGGCCATGCAAGCCCCCTGATTGATTAACAGACTCAGGGTAACAATTATGTTACCGCGCCGTCAAGCGGATAAAAAAACGCCCGGTCTGTGCCGGGCAAAATGTGACAAGGGCTTCACCAGATTTATTGAGTATTAGTAACGCCTTTATATGTGTTTTCACACTGCAAACCTTTTATTCTTGCCCGGTCAGCGTATTCCGCCAGCTCACCCGCTCGCTTGTCAGCGCTTTCAAGCACGTTGGCAAGCAAAATGGCGGTATTGGCTCTTGCCGCGCTTGCTGCGGCAATGGCGGAAAGCTCGCCGGTTTTACTTGTTGCAAGCTGGCGCTTAAGGTCTGTGATTGTGGCGCGCAACCCGTCACCAGCAGACTTAGCAACAGCGGCATCAGCGCGCGCCGCTGCAAGTTGTTCATCTGCTTTTTTTGCTGCGTTTGTTGCTTCATCCTGCCGCCTTTTCTCTTCTGCCCGTTCGTATGCCTGCCGCTCGGCCAGCGCTTCAGCATCCTCTTTCTGGCGTTTCCTGTCTTTCAGTTGCCAGGCTAAATCCGCCGCCTGATATCCGGCCTGATAACGGATATGCGAAAAGCCCCAAAGCCCCATCAATATTAAGCCGCTAACCAACAGCGGCCTCCATAGTGCTTTCAGCATCGAAATCATGATAAAAACAAAGCCCGCTCACGCTGGCGACGCGGCAATAAAATATCAGGGTCATTGCCTGATTTTTTCCATTTCGGAAATTCATCCGCCGCGCCCTTATAATTAGCCAGATTCAACAGCTTCAGCATTGTTGACCCTTTGAATTGCGTTGCCCCGATATTAAAGACAAAGCTGCAAAGTGCGTCATACTGATTTTGTGTTAATGGCGATTTAACATAACTTTTGATTGTACCTTCAACCCATGCCAAATCACCTTTTAGCAACGCTGAAGATTGCTCTGCGGTTATTTTCATACCCACCGTTACCGCCTTGCCATTTACATCGCCGGTGTGCCCCACGCCAATTGTTGGAATGCCGCGCGTATCAGCGTACCCCGTTAACTTTTCGCCCTCTTCGCGTTTGATGAAGGCAATTCCGTTATTGCTTATTTGCATTTCCAGCCCCTCCCATTTTACGGTTCCTGATTGAATTGCCGATAGACACAAAGGTTTCTTTGATGTTATCTGCGCCCCTGAATCCAACATAAGCACCAAAAAAGATGCCCGCTTCAGGTGGCATGCCTAAAAATATTGCGAATGAATAACAGCCCGTCACAACCAGCCCGCAAATAACGCCACCTGTAGCGGTTCGCTTAGGCGGCTCACCCGCCCGGATATCCATCAAAATTGAAATTGCCGCCGCCATAAGACCCGCGCAAATTGCCGGGAAATAAACCTCAATCCATTTGGTCACTTGCTCCGTAAGCTCCTGTAATGTGTTATTCATAATAAAAATGCCAGTTTTTAACGCCCTGACGTTACACTGTCACGGTGTCAGCTATGAAAAGCCCAAAATCACCCGCAAAAGCATCAATTGAGCCGTAAACCGCGCCACTTCTGCGCGTCACCATGCCGATTGACGCGCTTCCGGCGTACCCCGGAACCTTGCCGGACAGGCCATGCATGACGTTTGGCCGCAACACGATTTGTGACAGTGTCACCGCCATGTCAACGCTACTCAACTCAAGCCACCACAAGTGTGTTGTGGTCGAAAAGAAGACCCGCACGGAAAAGAAGTTGCCATCAAAGCCAACCGTCATGTCCTGGTCTGGTACAGATGCCACAAGGGGCAAGCTGTAGAATTGTTCATTCATCTGACGTTAACCCTATGTAAAATATAAAATATCTGTCTTTGGCTTCTCTTCAGGTGTGGCGGATTTTTTGCCGGTTCCTGCCCTCCCCTGCCCGGCTGGATTTTTTGTTTTTGTTTTTTTCGGTGCTGGCGCTTCGTTTTGAGTGCGCTGGAAGGTGACGAATTTGATTTTTTCTGCGGCAAGTTTAATGGTGATGGTTTTGTCTTTTGGGGTGGCCTCTGCCTGAAACTCAGTTAATACCGCATCACTGACCGCAATAAATGACGTATAAACAGAAACAAGCTCATTAAGATTAAATGCGTTATTAATGCTGGCCACCTCTGCATCAATACGCGTCGGATCAAACGCAAGCGCGTAACCATCGCTTCCTGTAACCAGCCCTTCAATATCTACCTTCGGTTGTTCGGTGACAGTTCCGTCCGAAATTTTATAACCTGTCTCCAGTGCGCCCCGTGTCACGCTGCGCTTCAATGAATAAGTCTCACGCTTGCGTAATCGTAAATTCACCACAACACCCGACGCAGACACAATAACGGCGCGTTTGCTCGTTGGTGCGTTTAACCCGCCTAAATCTGACATATTCCACCCATAAAAAAACCCACCGGTTAGGGTGGATTTTATGGCGTGCTGGCGGCGCTTCTTATTGCTTGTCTTGTGGGTCGTTATTTTTTTTGTAATCTTCCCAGCCACCGCTAGCGCCTTGCTGCCTCTGGCTGTTTTTCCGCAGAATGTCAGCCATTACATCCGGCTGGCCACCACCATCAAGCGCATCGGCAATACGGCGCAGATATTCATTGTTTTTAAATACAACAATGATGCATTCGAAGAAAATCCTGTTGAAGAGCGCAATCAACGCCCATGCAAACGCACCGCCCGCACTGCCGCCCATGAAAGTAATGACACACATGAGCGCGGCCAATAAAGTTGTGAGTATATAAATACCCGTCAGTATTTTTGGGGTAATCATATTTTCAAGTTTAAACATTTCCATCCCTTTGATTGCTGTGAGTAATTTTGGGCATTATACATTAAAGGCCTACGCATAACCGCCACCTTCAGCCATATTATCAAGCCCACCCTGATTTTGATTAACAAAAGACGTGTCGCGGGCGTTGGCCACTGCTGCGGCTTCCTCCGGGGTGGCCACGGTGATTGTTGTGTTTCCGCTATTGGTATTTGTGATGTTGGTTTGTTTACCGCCCTGCGTCAGCGCCGGTGGAAGCATAGGCAACTCACTCAACTGGTGCGGTATACTCAGAATATCTTCAAGCCATGACAGCGGGTTTCCCCACCCTCCAGCGGCTCCGCCCAGCGCCTTACCGGCTTTAAGCGTATTATTAGCACCATTCAACAACCCGCCTTCCTCCGGGGTGTCCTGCTGCTCCCCCAACAGCTTACCAATGGTTTTTTGATGCACCCACCCGCTGAAATCATCGGTCATTTTCATTAGTTCCATAAGATTTTTAATGGATGCGATTATGTAGGGGTAACGCTTTTCAAATTCATCAAAGCTGCCAAACAGGCTGTCAAAAATGGTTTTGGCGCTGCCATCCATCCAGTGCTTAAACTCCTGGAACAATTCATATAAAAGGAAGACCGCCGCACCCACGGCAAGAAATGGCCACGTTGCCGCAAGCACCGGCACGGCAAGCGCCACAAATGCCGCCCCAATGGCCGCAAGGATGCCAATCAATATGCTGGCCTTGCTTTCATCGGTTGTGCTATTCCAGAAGGTTGCAACGGCCTTTTCCGCATCCCTGAATACTGGCGTGACGTTAGTTGCTACCCATGACATCAGGCGCGCCCACTCGCCGTTTTCAGTAGCTGTGGCCACAAAATTATCCCAATCGTTCCCCATGACTGCTGTAACCTGCGCCCACGTCCAGCCCTGTTTTTTCAGCAGGTCAATATTATTATCAGCCATGGTGGCAAAGGCTTTGGTCATCACTTCGGCGGTTAGCTTCCCTTCCTCTGACATTTTGCGTAACCCGGCAACGTCCGTGCCAAACGCTTTGGCCACAGTGGGTGCCATTGTGCCTATCGCCTCCATGAAGGATCTAAATTCATCACCAGCAAAACGGTTTGATGAAAATGCCTGCCCCATCTGGTAAAGCGCGTTATCAATCGCAACCTTGCTGCCGCCGCCTAACTGCAATGCACTAACCATACCCTGTGTGGCTTTGGTAGTTTCTTCCTGGCTTAACCCCAGTTTTTCAGTTGCCGTGGCCATGTTGGTATAAGTTGTTATAAAGGCGTCACCGTTGCTGCGTACATCGCTTGCGGCCTCATTAAGCGCTATGAAGGCATCTTTGCTGCTGCCTATAGTCTGCGGCAGACGTGCAAGTTGCGCCTCCTGCGACTGGATGCGGTCAAGATTTTCAGCTACCGCCCCAAGCCCTGCACTTAACGCGTAAGCTGAGGCTGCACCAATCATCATATCGGGCATGCGCAAACCAGCGCCGTGGTTTTTCGGTGTTCTGGCCATCTCCGGGCTTCCCGGCTTCAGGTCACCCGGCGCGCTCCAGTCCATATTGTTAAAATTAAACCGGTTAAACGCGTTTGGCCTGAAATCCTCCCGTCTTGACACACCACCAGCAAAGCCACCGGCATTGTTGCTGCCAGAATTGTTACCAAACCCACCAGCCCCGCCGCCTTCAATACCAATGCGCGGGATAATGCGCCCACCACCGGCCAGCAAACGCCCGCGCATGTCCTCTATGGCCATGTTGACGCCTGTAGCTGCGGTGTTGGCGGCGTTTTTAGCCACGTCTTCTGACGCCTTACGCACTATGGGTGCCAGCGCGCCACGGTTGACGAGATTTGCGCCCAGCCCGGCTGACAGGCCAGCGGCGGCGGCAGTAGCGCCGGGATTGTTTACGGGCGGTGAATAGCGGGTAGCGGGGCGTAACTCGCTCACGCGTTTGATGGCTGCGTCAAGCTGGTTAACTTTGCTAATAGCACGGTCAATCTCAGCTTCAAACGCCAGCAAACCGGCGAGGTCTGGCTGCACGTCTACCTTAGTGACAAGCTCTTTGGTTTCTTGCGTCATTTTTTCTGCTCTGCTTTGGATATGGCGGCGGATACGGAGGAATCGTACTGCAGGACGGCGGCGGCGCGCATGATGTCATCGAACGGGGCAAGGCCTGACCGTATAGCGTCATACGGTATCAGGCCAGATTGTATTACTCTCCAGACGGTGATTTCTGCTCTGACGGCGGGGTCAAGGTTTTCAGCCAGGCGTTTAATAATCCCCGCATGCTTCCCTGAAGATTCAGGCTCATGTCCAGACCAATATTTTTTTTTAACCCTTCAGCCACCGGCGCAATGCTGAATTTGACGCACTCCAGCGCAATCAGGTACACGTCTGCGATGTTGTCCGCACCAAAGGTGGCGTCAAGCGCGCCCCAATCCTCCAGAAGCATTTCATTATCCATGCACTGCACGCGTGACTTTTGCAGTAATTCAAAAAGGATCTCGTCATGGTCTTCACGATTCAACAGCGTAAACGCACGCCCCGCCGCTTCCATCAGCGACCCGGAAACGTTGATGCCGTGTTTTGCAATAAGCTCCATGATGCGCAACTTAAAGTGAATGGCATCAAACGCACTCATTTTAACGATGGTGAATTTACGCCCTTTGATGGGTACTTCTTTGATTAGCTCAGACATTATGCCGCCTTATAAAATTGTGGAATCCGTTTCACCGGCAATGATTGTCCATTCCAGCGTATTAGCGTTGGAACCGCCGTTATTACCGTCTTTGGG